CTGTGACTCTTCTACATCATACTCAGGTGGTTTGACCTGCGCTGGGCTGGGTGTCGCTACTATCGGTTCCGTCTTCTTCGTAGACGAAGTAGCCTGTGTAGTTTTTTTCAAGCGCTTCGATTTGTTGTAACGCTTTTTTGAGCCGCTTGGTGTAGTAGCGCTTAATTGCAGCAAGACGCTTTCTTTTTCTTTCGACATCTACTCTCTTCTTCAGACCATCGTGAGTTATACTTTTACCTGACTGAGTAGTCAACCATGCTGATACCTGCCTGAAAGAGTACTGCTTTAAGTGCTTCTTAGCTAACTCTAACAGTTCTAACTCTTTAGGTATAGGGTTCAGCCATTCCTCATCGTCAGGATCAACCTCATAGCCGAAAGGTATGTAGTTGCTAGTACGTGGTATGCGTTGCCAAAGCTTTACCTTAAAAGGTACTTTGGGTAACATCCAGTACTCACTCTGTAGTGGGCGCTCTTTACGTAGCCTCAGAAGCATCTGTGTTCTTAGGGGGAAGTATAAACAAACCACCGCTTGACTCTACTGTCACCCTCTCAGTTTTTACAATACCTGCACGGTCTAGGATCTGTCCTGCAGCTACCATACGCTCCTTGACACCTAACTGGGTAGGATCGTCCAAAGCACTCGCATATGCCACTGCAGCCTTAGGGCCAACCCTTGACATATATGTTTTAGTTGCATCAAAGATTTCATCTTTCAAAGCCTCTACAATAGATGCGGTAGATGATTCAGGGTTATACCCTGCAAGTTTCTTAGCTAGTACAACGTCACCACCAGCCTCTTCAAAGAGAACCTCTAAGAACTTACTTTGTTTTTCTGTAAGGTTTCGTTTCATTTTACTTTCCTGTAGGCTCTGGTTTTCTTTGCAATCTTCTTAGGTTGAGCCACAAACTGCTTACCTGCCTTAGTGCCTTTTCGTTTAGCTCTGGTTGTAGCGGCGTACTCAGAATCGCTAAGAGACTTAATAGCCGAAGTAGGTAGATAACGCTCACCAGTTTTAGCACTAGGCTTGCCACTCTTAGTACGCCACTTCTGTTTAGTCCAAGACTTTAAACTCTTTTGAGATTTAGCAAGGGCCATTACTTATAGCCCCCGCCTTTTGCTTTATACTGCTTTGCAACCATCTGGGCTTTCCTAGCGCTCCATTGTCCGGGCTTTCCACCTTTCCCACCAGCTTTAACGGAAGCAACGAGGCGCTTCCGCATACTAGGCTTAGTATAATTACCCGCTGCATTAACCGTAGACTTTTTGCCTGACTTCGCCACGACTGATCCCCATATCATGCAGCTCTTTGTCACTCAAATTCATGAGTATCCAGTAGTCTGCTCTTCGTTGTTGATTCTCTTGGAACCGCTTTAATAGTTTAGTAAACATTGCACTATCTCCTTTTATTGGGTGCGGAGATAGTTATACCACAAATGTTAGCGCTATACTACATACAATATTGCATAGCCGTTATTACGTAAGCACAGTAACTTACGTAAACGGAGTCGCTGCAGTACCGTCACCAAATAGATGACCAGTTACAACCCACTTAGAATCAGTAATACAGGTGTACTTAATCATACCGCCAATGAAACGGCCTTTGGTATCGCCATCAGCTACAATCTGATGATCTGCTGCTGCAGGACAAGCAAAAGCTAATGTGTCAATGTTTTCGTTTAACGCTGCTAAACCACCGACTTCATCTTTGTCGATCATTGTAATCATGCCTTGCAGAGTATCTGCACTTGTAGCTGCGTTAATTGTCATTGTTCCTGTAAACGTTGTGCCTACATGAAACTCATACGTTAGCCCTGCTGCTGCAGCAGGTAGTGTTACAGTAATACCACCTGCACGATTCAAGCTAAAAATAGTGCCTGACTCTGCTGCTGTTACTGTCTTAGTTGAATCAGTGATACTTGTTATCGCTGCTTTAATAGTAGTAAGAGTTATTGGAGTTTCATACACTTCAATACCATCTTGCCTTGTTGCTGTTGCTGACATTCTTTTAGTCTCCTTTTAAAATTTGTTAAGATAGTACTACTTTTATTGTTACGTCATCACTTACTGTAGCATATTAGGTTGAAAAATACCTACAGAAGTTGACATTATACTTTACCCCCACCGTAGAACATTCCTGACTTACGGTAGTCTGTTCCACCTTTAGTTATAATACCGCCTCTATTTTTGTAGCCCATATTATTACGAACACCTGTAGGTAACTTACCTAGACCTGTGTTACCTTTAGGTACATCTTTTAAAGAACCACCATCTTTCATGCCGATACCTATAGAAGTTTTACCCATAGGCTTTTCTCCTGCAGCAGGATTGATAGAGGCTTCCTTCTTTTGCATCTTCTCAAGACGCATCTTCTCATTTGCTTCTATAGGGTTGTACATCATGGCTCTACTTCTTCTTTTTAGCTGCTGGCTTTTTCTTCATCATCATGGCTCCACCCTTGGCGTAACCTTTTTTCATCTTACCGCCTTTAGCCATACCCTTTTTCTTCATCTTAGACATAGCTCCTCCACGAGCCATACCTTTTTTCTTCATAGCTGGTTTCTTTTTCATTACCATTTTGTTACTCTTCCTCGTTGCTGTATAAGTTGTTAAATACTCTTTGGTTATCCCATACGTACTCTACGTTTTCTTTAGAATTATATACGTTCTGGTTAGGCTTGAAGTCAGGAGCACCTTCGCCTGTCTCAAACCACGCAGGGTGAGTTACTCTCACTCTATTATTGGGTAATGCAACCATGTTACCTGTATAAGGTCCAGCGTCTAGCAGTTCTAAAACGTGTGACTGCTTATGCTGCGCTGGGTCATCAGCTACTTCACTGTCTGTGTAGTCAACGGTAAAGTAGTACTTAGCAGGGTAAAACTCCCCGTCAACTTTAGCTATCCAAGGGGCAGGACTAGCTCTTTCTATCTTGTAGACACTGTGCGTGTGCGACATACAATCCCACGGCTGTGCCAAGTAGGGTGGTAACTCTTCAGGCCACTCTTCTAAAGGTGTATCAGCTACCAGTGCTGTAAGAGGCATTCTAGCCCACATAGCACCACCGTGTACGTTAGGCTCTCCTGTGCTGTCTGATTCGTAACCTGTAAAGATTACTTGAAAGCTTAACGTTCTGTTAGGCATTGAAGTTACAGCTACTACCATGCAGTGCAGGAATTCGCCGTGATAGTCTTGCAAGTTGCAGGTGTACTCTCTTCTCACCCACGCCTTAAAATAAGGTATGTTACTTTGTAGATACGGCATCAAGCTATAATAAAATTAACTATCTGACCGTCAGGCTTACGTAGCTTATTAGGGTTAGGGTTATAGGCGTACATCTGGTTGACTAACTTCAAGTCCTCTACAGGTGTGTCAGGCGTAACTAGGTTAGGCTCTGGCTTTTCTTCTACGTTATTTCTGTGTGACCTATCTTTATCAGATTTCTCAAACACTATGTTCTCATGTGTTTGGAAAGGCATACTAGGTAAAGGGAAGTGAGATATTAGAGTCATTCTACGTCAGGCTCCTTAGTGCCAAACACTCTCTCGTATGTCATATCACTACTGTAATCTTCAGCCCACCTATTCTCAGTAAAGGTAGCAAACTGTATCAATGCCTCTAGGTCTAAATCCATAGAGTTAATATAAGTCTTCATATCTACAACGTCTTGCTGTAACACCTCAATAGTGTGGGCCTGTTTAGATACCCACCACACAGCAGCTACAAGCTGTATAGCCATCGCTGCTACAAGTGCTACAGGAAGTTTAAGATCACTCATACTACCACTTTACCTTGTCAGCCCAGTATGCTGCGCTAGTCTTTCCTTTAGAAATGTTCTTAGCATGGCGAGCCTTAAAAGACTTCTTACGTGCTTTTTCTGCTGCTGACTGAGGGTTTTTACCTGCACCACTAACTCCTTGCTGACCGAAGCGAATAGTCTTAATAGTGTTGCCTTCTTTAGCTACAACTACGTGTGACTTCTTAGGATGGCTAGGTGTACGCTTTGGTTTGTTGAAACCACTAACACCTGCACGTTCTAGTCTAGGATCTTTAGCCATACTCTCGTTTTCTCTTAGGGTCTAGTACTTCATAAGCCTGTAAGTGACCCTCTAAGTACATAGCACGTTCAACGTGGTCCAACGTGTACCACTCACCTGTACGTTGATATATAGCTTCACGTACATAGAACACATCCGACTTAGGTATATGTACTTTATGTAAAGTACGAGGGTTGTTATCTGCTATAGCTTCATAAAAGTCTTCTATAACAGTTTCACTTGCATATAGTTGTACTGGTTTCTTAGTCATTGTCAAGAGTTATTTCATGTAAAAGACGTATTACAGAGATAAATGTATAAATGTAGGTAGTGTAGGAGAGGAGATACAGGATGAGAGAGACAACACTAACTGTATATATACAAATATTCTCTGTAATACGCTATAGTAGTAACTTTATAGTTATACGTTATGTAGTTACTTAGAAGATAGTAACATATTTGTAGTTACATGTCAAGGATTAAATACATAATGTCTATTATTTGTTAGTTTAACTCTATGTTTAACTATCTTAGGTTCATATTTTCTTTGTTTTAACTTTAATGTTTAACTTAGGGCTGCTACTGCTACGCAGTTTTACACATTTTACCCCCTGTGTCAATCCCTATTCGTACAAACTGCAGTAAAAAGTGATTATATTGTAACAATTGTAACAAAACGTGATTAAGATTAACGTATGTGTACGTCTTTGTGTATGACCTTTTTGAAAAACCCCGTGTGTTGCAGAGTATGTATATATAACGGGATAACCCCCAGGTGGCCCTCGCCCCACCCCTTGCAACTATAGGTAGAGTAGCACACTTTTAGGTTGTATCAAGCAGCTTTACTCTACTATAAAGTGTATTTTAGGCTGTGCTTAGCTAGTAAACCATTGAAAACATTAGCAAAACAGACTGATAAGCTATCAGTGACGGTGTAAAAAGAGCAAAAAAGTGTTATGTTATAACAAACGGTGCAGGAAACAGCATAAGTGATGCACAACCTAAAGATGTAAAATGCCTTGTATATTTATAATGTATATACCCAAAAAACACCCTACCCCCAAAAAAAGTTTCACACATTGCAATTTTTTGCTTGCGTCCATCATCACAATTTGCAAGGATGAGTTATTGAAACACAAAACAGAAAGAGAAAACAAAATGGAAAAGGTACAAATAGAAAATCTGGATAACTTCTTAGATGTAAATGATTTGCATATTTTTTCAGATGGTCCACGTAAAAAAGGTTACTTTATCTACGTAACAAAAGAAGATTATAGAGATAAGGTAAAACCTGCTGGTGTTGAAGTATTAATGATTGAATTAGTTTAAACCCTCTTAACTGTCTTTGATAGCATCGCTAAGGTGGTGCTATAATGGAAAGTTAAACGCAAAGAGTAGCTTCGTGCCTTGATACTTTGCCTTGATGTTTACAAGCTCGCAGGTGTTAGCAAGTCCTGCATAGGTGAGACATATGAGCCACCAAAACTTAGAAGACAGACTAAAAAATAAGACTTGACTAACAAACGAAAATAAAACAGACTAAATACAGAACGAAAACAGATTAGGCTCTAGCTTGTGGATGCAAGGTTGCCGACTAAATGATCCGCTTAAAGAACGGACTATTGAAGAAACCCGATAGGCGCATTGCGTCTTT